AAATTTACATTTGAAGAAGAATTACTATCAATCCACCAAGTTGTCGGTATTGATAAAAGGGGGTCTAGTGGTAGATTACACTCCCAACCTTGTTTTAGGCTTTTGGTCCAACCAAAATAACCTCTCCATATTGTTGTGTAAAAAAGTTTGGTTACAGGTCTTCCTTGGTTATCAACCAAATTGTTTATGTTTGCATCGGTATTAAATGATAATGTATAACTTTGTGAGCCTTCTTTTATTGATATTCTACCAAATTGATTTGGTGTGTAAGGCTCCCTCTCATATTTTGCGGTAGTTTTAAATATATTTTGTTCATAACCACAATTTACTAATACAGGTGATGTTGGTTCTGTTAAAACCCTATGTCTTCTAACATAATATTCGGAAGTAGTTTCATTTTGATTGTTTTGTAAAATAACCCTTTTAAATGTAGACTTTAATCCTGTAGATACTGTTGTAAATCCAGGGTCTTGGATATTAATCACGTACTCATCACTACCAACAGTATCATTACCTAATGAATAAACTTCAAAAAAATCAATACCTCCTAAATTAAAAGGAGATTTGAATTTTACAAATTCTCCGACAGAAACCCCGTGTTTAATAGGGCTCCATAGTTGGATTATTTTCATCCCTCTCTGAGTAGTTAATTTCACCACAAATGGTATACCATCAGACACTATCCAACTTACACTTTGTTTTCCAGCAACTCCAGGTATTAAGAAAATCGCACTCATAGTTTGGGTTGTATCGTTTTCATATGGATAAGTCATACAAAAACTCCAATTGTATTTGGCAACATCCTTTGGTCTAAAGATAAAATGTTGGTCTGGTGGTTGAGTATAATATGGTTGATTAAAATCATTACGAATAAAATCAAACTCATTGTATTGAGGTAACCCAATCCAAGTTACTGGGTCTCCTAAGCATGCTTTAGCCGCCGCTTCTTCCGCATTTAGATAGTATAAATTATTAATAAATGGTTCGTATGTTGAATACCCTGAATATGCGTTTTGAAATATTAAGGTGTATTTGGCAACAGGCCTAAAAAGTGTAGACTTCTGTCTTTCATCGTCAAATACTTGCTCCAAACTTATATTCGCACTTCTATCATATTCAGTTATTAATTTTTGGGTTTGGACGAACGGTACTTTTAATCCTATATCAGTATCAGGTGCCGATTGATACCTGAGAGAACCTAGTATTATGAGTGTGTCGTTAATGTTTCCCATCTTTAAAATATATTTTTGTCACCTCCAACCCATTTAGTTAAAAATCTATCAAACGCAGAAGAACCTTTTACTAATCCAAAATAAAAATAAAATGGTGCGGTATTGTTAACTTTACCATCTCCAGGACCTTTATTAAATTCAAGTAAATTACCCGCAGTATTAGCCACATTATATGCGGCATCTGTAATATAAACATTAGGAGGTCCTGATAATAAAGTTGTATTATGTATGAAACCCATATAAAATGATTCATTACTAGTTATATTTGGTATCATTGTTCTTGACCCAAAAGGTATAGTCTCATCGATTCTATCAATACTTTGGTACCTTATGTGATTAAATTGTCCTGCCGAAATAGGTAAAGTATCCCATCCGTTAGTCTGACTACCAAATATATTATTACCATCAGGATTTGTTTGTATTTGCCATAAATACATAGGTATTTCCTGTGAGAATATAGGAAACTCATCAAAAGTACAATCAAAATCTGGGTCACCTCCAGGAGCAACAATAGTTCTTTTTGGGGTTAGCCAGTCTCTGACTTGAGTATCAGCCGAGAAAAATACTCCGAATACACCACTATCAGAATCGGCTCTACTGAAGAATATGTCGTTAGGGTCCACATAAATTCCGCTATCATAACCAATAACTCCAATTTGGGAATTTATTGCCAACATTTGAGCGTAATCACCATCAACCTTAAGATTATTTCTACTGAAGTATCTTTTAACAGGGTCATTATTAGCACCAGCCTTTGCTGAATTACGTATAATATCCCTAATACTAGCAGATACTAATCTTTGGATGATGAATAAATTTAACAACTCATCAACGTCTTGAAACGTAGTGGACTCTAATCTATTAACAACGTAACCCAAGAAATCTTCACTATAAGATAATTCATCCATGTAATCATTTCTTGGTCCTAAATCCATAATCGTTGTTGGATTTCCTAAAATCCTTTGATTACCCTTCAAGTCTTGGTTAAATAACCCTTTAGGGTTATTTCTTCCAATATAACCTGTAATTTCATTATATGGGGTTGACCTATAATAAAAATTGTTATTATCGTAATCAAAATAAACCAAATGATTACAATAACAAGCATATGGTTGATTAGGTCCTATTGAAGTGGGATTTGCGGGGTCAATACTAGGACTTGTAAATCTAGTTTGTACCTGTATGGGGTAAGCATATAGGGTACCATTAACCCACTGATTTGTAAACATGTGACCCCATACATTTCTACAAGCCGCGAAACTAATTCTTAATCTTAGTAACCACTCATTTACCAAATATCTATCGACCTTTCTAGATTTCCAAGGGTCCGTAATTAAAGTATAACATCCATAGGACATAATATTTTCTCCATTACATCCAGTACATTTACTTTTTGAGTCACTATTACAACAAGTATTCTTATAACATGGGTGACCAGGACTTCTAGTGAAAACCTCTCCATTTGCATTAGTATAATAACATTCCAAAGGTACTAATCCATCACAAGTGAAACTATTGGATACTCCTACCAATCCACCATAAGTTCCGATATCCGCGGTATTCTCATTGTTGTCTCCAGAATTTGAGGATGGTTCAGGTGGTGTAATAGCATTAGATTCACCAGACTCAGGAAGTATAACAAGATTTAATCTTGGATTATTGAATCCAATCATGGAGTTAGTAGAGCCGGCAGGTGCTGAGGGGACCCCAAGGGAACCTAATCCATTTAATGACCCATTAGGATTAGTGTTATCAAGTCTGTTGGATGTGGGAATTCTATCGGACCTCATGACAACATCTCGTCCTGAACCACCTGGTTCTAAATTAATATATACACCTAATGTAGGACTATTATACTTAACACCATAATATTGATGCACAACAATATCACAACTATTAAGAAATACTGTTGCTCCTCCAGTTGCTGCTAAATATGAATATGTGTATGGATTTGAATCCGAAATATATAATAAAGAACCTCCTTCAACTATCTCTCGTCTAAAATATCCTCTATTTCGTTTTAATGCGGTATTAGGAGTATTAAAATTACTTTCGTCAGATGCGTCACCAGCGATGTAATAAGCTAAATTAGGATTTCCCGGTAATACACCACTAACAGTATGATATAATTCTCTTATATAATCATTAAAATCATCTACCACTAATACACTTAAATTGGTACTACCACTATCAAAAGACGATGGGGTATTAACAGCATAAGCATCGGCAGGTGCTCCTCCCTGATTTAATGCATCAATTGCCGAATAGTTTAGAGGTTTTAAGCTATTAAATGGTTGAAATTGGTTTGGGTCGGGTGTGAATCCAAATGAATCAAAGTATAATTTGTTTTCACTATATGAGTCGACATCATATGAATTTGTAAGATTATGTCTAGTCGCTCTTAAACTAGGTTGTATTGGTATATTCAAGTGAGACATAAATTGTACTGTTCGAGTAGGACTAAAGAACCCATCATTAGTTAAGTTTTCTCCAAACAGAGCACTCAAATCATATTTACACATTACTTTAGTTGAATGTGGGTCAACTCCTCTAACCATGAATACAACTCTATAATTTGAGAAATTAGTAAGCTCATCCATTGGTCTTTTTATCATTTCTGTTTGGTCCGTCAAATCGTAATTTTCACATGTTCCAGCAGGAGGTGTAGTACAATCAGACGGAGCCGCTTGGGGGTCTGTTGCGGTAAAAGTATTAGTAATAAACCTCATACCACCATTTAAAAATCTACGGGCAAAACTATTTGGGGCTGCGGAGTCACTAGCGGCTTCTGTTAAGAATGTTGCAACATTACCTGTATATATAACTTGGAAATACTCATCATCGAAACCAAACTTTTGCCCTCCTAAACTTTCATTAGATGCAAATATTTCATAATCAACTGAGTTTTCCGCAGGATTATTATTTGTACCAATAACATAGATTTGGTGGTTAGCATATGTAATAGTTTTTGTGAAAGTATATCCATCTAAAAGATTTCCATCACCAGGATTAAATGCCGAGACTGTACTCCAACTTGGGTCTGTAACTCCAGTAATTCCTTTGGTACCAAATTGGTTGTATCCTGACACAGTGACCCCTGTGTAATAACTTAAATTAGGGTCAGTTGATGGTTGAGCGTCTGAAAATCTAAGAACCATACCTGGTGCCAAATTATCAGGTGGAGGTCCGACATCTGTTTCGGGTACAGGAGGTGGCACAAGCATTGCAAATACATTATCAAAATGGTATTTATTCACATTTGCGGGTGAGTTAATATTAAATGAAACTTTAATTCTATTTACACCTCCACCAGGATTCTTTTTATAATCGGTCGGGTCTTGGTCAAAAAACTTAGCCTTAGTATTAAACAAATTCAACTTTTCTGAGTAAGGTATACTCATTGTAAATGTGCGTTCAATTACTGTCGAGCTCCCAGGTCCATTTAAACACGCAAAATTTGTTGGGGTATCTAAAGTTACAATTCCAAGGAGACCGGGAGTTGTTAAAGTTGTACCTGATGAATAGTTAAATGGTAACGGGTCAGGTATTGGAGGCGGTCCATAAGCGGGGTCAGGATATGATAAGTTACCTGTGGTTTGGGTTGTGGATGGGTCTGCAGCACATTGACATAATTCACAGTCGGGATATGTTAAGGAAGGTAAAAACATTTCTTGGTCCTCACACTTATCTTGCCACTCATTACATTTATTTTTCCAATTGTTACAAGCTCCATCACCAATAATTGCTCTAACCCCTCGTTTACAAAGGAAATCTTTAATAGAACAAACTATATCTTTTAACTTACAAACTAACCAAGCAACAATGTGGGCAATAAAAAGAATTATTATTAATATTGGTTTAGCAATTAATGCCAAAATTGACATCAAAAGGTATAATAAATCAAATTGAAATTGGGCATCATTAACAGGAAACGGGTTATTAGTACTTTCACAACTCTCATCAAGTACGTCTCTAACGGCCATGAATTTTTTTGCACCCGAATTAGAACGGTATTCAGAAATTAATTCCGCAACAGTATAAACTTTGTTATACTTCATTTCAAAAAATCGGTCTTCACAATCAACCGCTTCTTGGACCATTCGTTGTCCTATAGATGTTAAATTTCCAACTAAATCAGTCTGACCATATTCTTTCCAATTTAAACTAAAAGCGTAAGAAGCTTTAACCATTTTATATCGTCCATCGATAAAATCAGTTGCGGGATTAGGTGGACGACAATCAATAATCTCAGAGTTTAAAAATGTATATGGGTCATCGGTAGACCCTGCCCAACCCCACTCCTTAATATTAGGTACTAAAAACGAAGCCCTTTTGACTTTACCTTGTAAGGTCGGTGGTTGCTCCCATTTAACTTTAAATCGATATCTTGCTCTAGTTGGTACCCCTTTTTTAGGGTCATTAGAAAATGTTCTTTCACCAAATTCATTTGTGTATACAAAATCTAAATTCATTGGTACATCTACTAACCAAGTACCATTATCATCTATAACTTTTCCTCCGTCCTCAAGTTGATATTCTTCCAAAACAGGATATCCATCACTATCAATTCCTATTGTTTGTCTTATTGCTAAAATTTCACCAGGCCCTGCAATAAGTTGACATAAATTACCTAATTTTCTATTAACACGACACCTTTTTTTAATAGCCCTTTTGTCTTGATTTGAAAATATAGACCCCATAAAAATGGCCGCCGGTAATAATGTGATTCCCGCTTCTTTAACCAAATCAAAGTCAGTTCTTGTAATACCTAACTCACAAACTTCAGGCTGACCCCACAATGGATAAACCTCAATGACCCTATTGAAGCTTAATAGTTGTGGTAAAGTATCCAAATTGGATGACGAATTAAATTTCAATCCTGATATCTGTTTTTCAGTTGCTACCCCAATTCTTATTAAGTCTTGCGGAGCCATAGAAAATTCACCAATATCAGATAAATCAATATCTACGTGAATAGTTTGACTTCCAAGTGGTACTCCGAATAACATAAAATCCCCACTATCATTTGTTTTAGCGGTGAATTTAAAATATTTGTCATAAACCTCAATTAGAGTAGGATTAGTTAAAACATCTTTTCTTGTCGGGAATGTACCTGTCGGAGTATGTCCTCCGTGAGATTTAGTGTATGGTAATAAATTATATCTATAACCATCCTCATTTACATCATCTAATGTTTTATAAGGATAAAGTTCAGATATAACTGGATTTGATTCATCTTCGGTGGTCAAAGGTATGAATACCGAAACTTTACAGTTAGGTAACCCTAACCCATTATTTGCCGTAATCCTACCGATAACAACGCCATAATCCGCACAAACTCTATTGTAAATGTCGCTTTGAAGAATCTTGAGAGATAAGATTTCTAAGGATTCAAAATCTTGTTCTAACTGTACTTTTATCGATTTGTCTTTTCCGACTTCCGTCCTAATCCTATATGATTTTGGCATTACTTCCTCTATTTTTAAATAAATAGTTTATTGTCTATTTTCAAAAGATAGAGTAAGTTAGAATAAAATAAATTATCAGGAAAAATTGACTGTTTTAAAGTTTTTAACTCTAACCGTTATATCTTTACCAGGAAATTTAATTTGATAAGTTTGGTTTGGCTCTGCGAAAAGCGTGTCATCAATTAATTCAATTTCTTTAGTTTCAGCATTGGCATATCTTTGTGAGGTTTGAGAAGATGAATATTGTCCTCCTACTAAATTATAAAACGTAATATTCGCTAAAGTTATAACTCCATTTTCGTTTTGAATCTGTCTACGTAACTCTGATACGTAAACATTTTCTCCCATTTGTCTGTTTAACGGACTAAAGAAGTTGGTTACAATATTAATAACTTGAGAAATTAAAGCTCCCTGATTCTGACTGCTATCTAAAACAACTTCTATTATTATAGATAAATCAATTACATTTGCAGACATAACAGATATGTAATCATTCATCATTCTAAAGTTAGACAAATAGTTAGCAACATTATTCTTTAAGGTATTTGATATCACTTCGGTTAACTTACCCGTTTCGTCATAAGCCAACATTTGAATTTTAATTTTATTATTTTCTTCAGTGATTGCAACTTTTGCCGGTGCTCCGAATTGTGATGGCATTGTTCTAATTATAGAGTCATAGTCATTAACGGTCACCGCTCTGTTTTGAGCGGCGAAGTTAAATCCAACTAAGTTTCTAACTTCTTCAATAGTTGGTATGTTAGCTCCTCCAATTGCAGCAGTTACATTATTACATTTTAATGAATTTACCACACTTGTATTAATTGAGGATGATGGCCCATTAACGTAAAACGATACCGTACCTATTTGTGTTATTACATTAACACCAACATTACTACTTAAACCACCACCAATTCTATATTGTATGAATAGTGTAGTATTTGCCTTTAAAGTACTACCTAACGCAAAATTGTTTGAGTACTTATATAAATCTAACTTGTATCCGTTTCTTGCAAATTCTCTAAGTTGTTCGTCTGCCGATTGACTACCTCCACCAAAGGTAAGTTTCATATAACTTTCAGGTGTAAACTCAGTTATAAACTTATTTGATGTTGTTACATATTTCCCAACTTTAGTACCAGGTGAATCAGATGTTTTCGTAGGGTCTTCTACGAATACTCTGTCTTGAGCCAAAGCTTGTACTTCATACCATCTGTTATCTAATCCTAAGAATTCTTGTGTTGATGGTACGTTAGCATATTGTGTACCGTCTTTAAGTAAGACACTAGTTACTCCTAATACATTTTTTTCGGGTAAGAATATTTCCAAAAATGGTTTAACATCATTCGGAGTAATAACCCTTTTGAATACCTTTGTTATACCATTAACAACGGTTTCCCTTTTTACTATGGTGTAATTAATTAGAATATTATTTGAATCAAAGTTAGGTATAACCAATCTGTTTGGAGCACCTTCAGCGTTAACCGCAGATGAAAAATCGATGTCATATACGGTTTCAAATACTTGTCCAGCTCCGTTAACTTGTGACCCTCTTCTTAAAATACCGCAATACCTTAAATCTTCTTTATCACCAAATGCTGGTACAGTAATTGCCAAATCAACCAAAGCCACTGATGGTCTTTGTCCAGGTACCTTTAATCCATAAGTTCTCGCAATATTATAAATTGATGACCTTTGTTGTGCAAACTGTAATACGGTTTCCTGAATACTCCTATCTATATTAAACTGGAGGTTATCAGTAACCGCAGCATTTAAATCCAACAATACAGAGAATACCGAAGCGTCATTAACATTATCTATTAAATCAGGATAATATGTTCTTGTAAAATTTACTAGTTCGGTCCTTATCGCCTCGAAATCTCTAGTGGTGTAGGATATTTTTTTGTTTGCCATATACTATTAAATATTAATTATAACAAAATCACTACTATTAAAAACACTATCTGTAATTACATAGTCGATTCTTACAACTGCGGTATGTTCCATTTGACCAATTCCAGGTACACGATATACTTTTTGACCATCATCATTAACATACTCACCTTTACCTTCCTCACCTTCAGATGCCGCCTTAACAGATATACTAGTTAATGTTAGATTAGGCAAATATTCTTGCACAGATTCTCGTATTTCTGATTCAATCTCAGAAAAAGTTGGTCCATCTAAAGGCTCAAAAATAAATTCATACAATCTCGTACCAAAATCAGGTAAAAAATATCTCGTACCTTTTCTTGTTAATAAAAGGTGTATTAAATCAGTTCTAATTTCCTCATCTGCAGTTTGAGATAATGACAAATATTTACCCGTTTTAGAGTCAACGAATGGAAAATTTATACCGTATGTATTACCTAGTGCCATTTATAATAAATATTAGTCGGTTTGTTTTATATTATAATAATAAGAATCACCGTCCTCAGCAACCCACCTATCAGATAAAGTTTCAACCGAAGGTAACTCGGTATCAACTTTTATTTTTTTAGGTTCTATTGGAAACTTATTTGTTACCCAATTTGAGTCTCTCCAATAAATTCTATTATTTGGTTGACATAATAAGTAACCGTCATCGGCGATAAGTATGTGCCCACACTTATAATCCGAAGGTTCATCAGAATATGAGTTTCTATACCAATCAACAGTCGTTAAATAAGTTGCCCAAACTTTTGACCCATCCCTTAAAACAACTTCACAACGTTTTTCATATAAATATTCATACGTGGTTACCGTTACATTCTCTGAAAAACAATCCCATAATTGTTTAAAATGAAAAGGTATATCATTGGTAGGTTCTTTTAAGAATATTTCAGAGATTGGCACTCTAGACCTCATCATACCATAATCAGTCATGACGTGGAAAGTTAGTATTTTACCAGCAATTGATTGTATTGCGAAAGCATAAGCTTTATGAAACTTATTATCGTCTTCAGGATTTTTAGTAAAATGTGAAACCCTAACTAAACACTTAAACAATTCAATGTTTTCATTATATACTGCCATATTAATAAATATCTTAAACGAAAAAATCCCGATTTCTCGGGATTTTATTTTATGAGGAACATCCAAAACAATCAAATTCACTATTTTCAGGTTTTGGTGGTAAATTCATGTGACTGTAATCAACTTTTGGTGGTTCAGGAGTTACATTTGGTTTTTTAACTTTTGATATGTCAACCGCCAAGTGTTTAGCCCCCGTTGAAATCGCCTTTGTTCTAACATAATAACAAAGAGTCTTCAGTCCTTTTTCCCAACCATAGAAGTGTGATGATGATATTTTTGACAATGATGGATTTCCCATATAGATATTCATCGATTGAGATTGGTCAATGAAGGGAGCTCTGTCAGCTGCCATTTCAATCAATTCCTTCTGTGAGATTTCCCAAATTGTTTTGTACTTTGGAATTAGATGTTCAATTCGTTTAACTTTCTTATTGTATTGTTTGTCCTCGGGGTCAAGGTAGTTATTGAAATTAATTCCCTGAACTGAACCTTCATTAAGAATGATTTCATTCTTTAGGTCCTCTCCCCAAATACCGAGCTTCTCAAAATCATTAATCAAGTACTTGTTAACAATCATAATCTCACCACCAACCACACGTCTGTTAAAGATTGCCGAGTGAGCTGGTTCTGTCATTTCATATGACCCTGTAATCTTAGCTGATGAAGCTACAGGCAGTTGAGCGGTGAATAAAGAATTACAAACACCATAA